CCACATTTCAGCTTTCGGATCGATGCCGAACTCCCGTGCCGCTTCGACGAGGGCCTTCTCTGATTTGGTTTTGTTGAGGTGGTCGTATGCCAGCGCGTTCAGGCTGTAGCTGAAGCGGTTTTCGTCCAGCAGCGATGCGACGACCATGGTATCGATGACACGGCCTTTGACTTCGAAGCCTGTCGCTCTGATCCAGCCCAAGTCATACTGGGCGTTGTGCATGATCTTGTCGGCAGGGCATTCGAAGACCTTTTTGAGCCACCGATTGACGATCTTTTCGTCGAGGTTGCCACCGCCCATGTGGCGGACGGGCAAGTAGCCCGACCAGCCGTCCACGGCGATGGCGTAGCCGACGATGTAGCCGTCCTTGGTTGGCCAACCCGGACCGTTTTGTTTGAGGTTCGGGTCTTTTGTTTCGACGTCGATAGCTATCTTCGTCGCTGACGTAATGTCAGGTAATTCGAGCGGGGGAACCCACTCACTCTTGGGTGCGAACATCGCCATCTGTAGTCCTGCCAAAACTGGTATCCTTCTTTTTGAGGGCAAATTCGCCGCCCAAGCCTGTATAGCCTGCCTTATCGATCCACGAATCGATGTGATCGATGGTCTCCATAAGCCTACTTGTTTTGACCCAATCCATCATCAGCGTGACGTGGGCCGGGGTTATTTTGCCGTGCTTTTGTATCGCGGTTTTTGCTATGACGTCCCAGCCTATGGCGATGCGCTCGTGGTTCAACAAGGCGTCGCCGTAGTCTTGGGCGCGTGGCCCGTTAATCAGGTCACGCGCTTGGTTCAAAATCTGGTCCCGCTTCATCAATGTTCTACCTGATTGACGTAGCCGGTGAAGACCAGCTCTTTGAGTTCCTTATCGAACTCAAACTTCACTGCCGGGATGTCTTCATCTTTGACATTCGGGTCGTTCCACATCTTTACTGCGCGGTATTCGTTGATGTCGGTTACGCCGAGCTTCTTATACTCTTCGCGCTTGGCCATTTCGTGGGCTTTCCATTCGTCCCAAGTCATCTTTTTCATAGGTCGTAGCTCCTTGATGTGTCTTCTGCGTCGACGATGTAGAGGTTCTGTTTTGTCCGGGTCACGCCGACGTAAAAGACCCGGTGCATGTCGTCTGGGTTGATCCGCATTTGCTCGTCGGCGGCTGGACTGAGGTCCGTGAACAGCACGACGTTATCCGCTTCACCGCCTTTTGACCCGTGGATCGTGGACGCTGTGATGCGGGGTATGCCATTGAACTTCTCGCCGCGGCGTAACAGGGCCGTGATGTAGGCTCTGTCGGTCTCGGGCAGCTTGTCCATGGCTTCGGACCAGATCATCTTTTCATCGATGAGTAGCCCGTGGTTAACGATCAAGGCTTGCATGTTAACCAAGTCTTGGTCTTCGAGGCCGGGCAGCTTTTTGAAGCCGCGTTTGACGCGATTACCCAGCGACATGAAGCCGTAAATCTTGCGGGCTACCTCGCCGGAAATTTCTTTGCCTTTGCGCAATTGCTCCCAGCCATTCACTGCATCTGAAATTTTTTCACTGATGCTCCGATGGCCGCGATAGTTGAAAAGATAACCGTTTGATTTCAAGTCGTTAGCCACTGGCGTGAGCTGGTAACCAGCTTGTGAAAGGATGAGCCACGATCCTTGTGTCATGTCGAGGGCGTTGATAGTGTTGATTCGCGCCACTCGTCCGGGCTCTTCACGGGGCTTGTATTCCTTCGGAAATCTGCGGGCGATGCGGCGCACGACACCCTCCGCGATCTTATGCACCTCGCTTGGCACCCGATAGGATTGGGACAGCGTCTCGCTGCCGCCCGGCAGGTTGATGAACCGGTCGACGTTTGCACCGGCCCAGCGGTAGATCGCTTGGTCATCATCACCTGCGGCATACATACGCGTGGAGTGTGCGTCCAAGATGTCGGCGATGTCCCACTGAAGGTTGCTCAAGTCCTGCGCTTCGTCGAGGAAGCACAGGTCGAACTCGGGGCAATACTTGTCTGACTGGCGCACGAACTCTTCCAGCATGTCCGTGAAGTCATACAGGCCCATCTTTTCTTTGTAATCCCGCAGGCACTTGTCGACGTAAGACACGGTGTTCCAGTCGGTTTCGATGTTGCTCTCATTGTATTGCTCGCGAAGCGGCACTTGGCGTAGCCGGGCCAAGTTAATCAGGCCCAGCACAGGGTCGCTGCTTGCCACCAGTGACGGGACGTCTTCGTCAAAGCTTTGGTTCTTTGCGCCCCCAAGCGAGACGCCGATGGCCTGCCCCAGCTCTTTGTAATTTTGTTCCTGCATGACCTGTTCTGGCCGTATGTCGGTCATCATGAGCGCCAGCGAGTGCAAGGTGCGGAAGTAGATCAGGTCTTTCTTTGGGTCCAAGCCAAAGCGGCTGGCGGCCCGTTCCTTGGCTTCATTGGCGGCTTTGCGGGTGAAGGCGAGGAACGCGATCCTATGCGGGTGCGTCCCCTTCTCCAGCGCGTCGTCCACCATGTTTAGTAGGGTGGTAGTTTTGCCCGTGCCCGGCGGTCCAAATATTCGAAACATTAGGGTCTATCTCCTCAATGGCTGCGATAAGCTGCTTGAGCTTTCGGCGGCCACAATTGGGTTCTCTGATTACATCGTTGGGGGTGTATTCCTGCACGAAATCGCGCAGCTTCATCTCTGCCACGCCCATGTTGATCAAAACGTTCAGCACCCCGACGGGGAGGTTGAGCGCCGCCATGACCATGTCTCGCTTTCGTGCGGCTTCTGCGTCGGCCCAAGCTCGTCGGGCCAAGATGCGTTCGGCTTTGGCTACGATTTGGCGCACCCGTTCGCGCGAGACGCCATACTTGCTTCCGATGCTGTCGAGCGTCCGCTTTTCTTTGACCCGCATCCGGTAGATATCCCAGTTTCTCTCGCGGTGCGGACCTTTGAAGTCGTAGTGATAGATGCAAAAACCCTGTGTCAAAACGGAGCCTCCTGTGAACCGAACTTAGGCGGCTTGATGTCTATGTCCGCCACATCGAAGGCTGGTATCTTCCAGACGCGAACAGCTCGCCCTTTTATCTTTAGCACAACGCTTTCTCCGCTTATGTCTCGTAGGCGCTGTGCGATCTTGTGGGATTTGTATTCGAAGAACTTGTTCTTGCGAAGAAACGCTTCGAAGTCTTTCAGGCGGAAATAGGTCCAGCCTTCGTCCTCGTCAGTCCACGGGCGGCGCAGCAGGATTTCTTCCTTATCCTGCGCCTGTTGTAGATGACGGCAGAACTCTTCGAGGTAATCATAGAATTGGCCGCTGATGCTGGCATCCTGCGCCACTTCAATGATTGCGCTCTCGTTGTCGCGCATTTCGGAAAGCAATGTGCTGATGCGGCCTTCCCACTGCTGTTTGGCCACCGAACGTGGCATGAAGTTGAGCTGTTCCATGCAGGCGCGCTGGAACGTCATTTGGTTCATCAGAGCTTCCGTGTCCAGCTCCAGAGGCTCGCCGTTGACGTCCATGAACCAGACCGGCGGGGTAGAGTTGTATTTCCGCAGGTTTGCGATTGTGGCCCCCGATACAGCGGCCCCTACGCCGTGTTTGCGAGTGCGGCACAGCTCTTTATTGCAGTAGGCGTTTATCGGCGCGTCGTTGCACTTGTAGGCGTAGTCTTTGCGCTGAACCTGCTTGGCGACTACGTTGACCTCCGACAAAGGCAATGGCGGAGATAGGTACTCCATGTTGTAACGAAGAATTTCGGATTCCCAACTGTCCGGATATGCTTTTCGTAGATACACCCCGATGTTGAATAACCCATTATTGCGGCCCCCTTCGCTGATCTTCATCTTGCACAAAATCTGCAAGCAGGGTGGGCCGTCTTGGAGCAGTTCGGTCTCACCGCTGCCTACTACTTGAAGCTTAACAACTTCTTCGGGCGTCTGAACAAATTTTTCGTACAAATCAAAAAATTCTTCTATTGACGCCGATGTTCCGTCGTCGAGGAACGCGTAACGCAGACCGTTTTCGTGGTCATAATATGGCAAATTGAGAAAGTTTCCGACGTCGCCGCGGTCCAGATGCAACTTAATCTGCTTGGGGAAAATCTCGCTCTCGCCATATCCGAGAGCCGCGGACATGTGTTGCAGAGCCTTCTGCATGTCCCGGGCTTCCACCCAGTCGCGGGAGAATAGGAAGCAGTGTGCGCCGCCAGACTTTGAGCGGCACACGACCAGCGGGAGTTTCAACCGCCGGATTTTTTCGATCAACAGCTTGTGGTCTAGGGGATACTGATCGATGTCGATGCAGCCCCACTTGCACATGTTGTCTTCGTTAATGGGGATAATGCCGAGGCCATTACCTTTGCCCGATAGGTGGTCATCCCAAAGCTTCTTGGTCCGGGGCTCGCGTAGAACGCCAGCCTTTCCCTTGGCTTTTCCATTAGCGCCTGTTTGTTCTATCTTGAAGTAGCCATAGGCTTCCTTCAGGCCATCAAATATGGCCGCGAATTTTTCTACTGACATTGTTGCCCCCTACGGAAAGTAGCGGCAGGGCCGAAGCCCCGCCGCATGACGATTAGAACGGTGTGTCACCATTCACGGTTTCGTCTTCCGTATGTTTCACAACGACATCGCCGGAGGTGATGCTGTCAGCAAACTGCTTTGCGCGGAAATACAAAGCGGTGTCAGTGATGGGGCCTTCCAGAGACATTTCCCAGCCGTGCCAAGAACCCTTCGAGTTTTCCTCTTGGATCGTTTTGAGCTGGTAGATGTGCGAGAAGCGGGGCGGTGTGAACGGCCCGTTTTTCCCCTGCATCTGGCGAGACGCCATCATGCTGTTCCACTTACGCGACTTCTTGAGCTGCGTCGATTTCATAGCAATCAGTGCGGTCTCGGCGGACCCATCGTCGTTGAGGACGATCACAAAGTGTTGATGCGTCTCTTCGATGTAGTCGCCCTCACCGCCAACA